AGGCAAATAGCCTCCAGCCGTTGAGATACCGCCATAGGCACGACCAATTAAACCCTCTGGTTTTGCGCCAAAGTATCGCTGACCGAGAACATTCCTGACTGGTTGAGATGTAGCGGCATAAGCCAATGGCGATAATGCCAAACCAGTAATGTCAGCAACTGTTCTAAACGACTGACCTTCAACAGTTCCGCTAGATGGGAAAGCACGAGGAAACGCGCCACTTAACATCGCAGCAGTTTCTATCGGCTCTCCAGTTGTGCCGTAAGTCGGTTTCTTAGACAGTTTTCTAGCTAATGTAGCAGCACTTACGTTACCTGTGCTTTCGTTAAAAGCATCTTTAATTAGATACCAATCTGCTAATGTCTTTCTGCCTGTGCGGAACTGATCTAATGTGCCTTGACCATTAGAACGCATAAGATTGGCAGGACTAGCCAGATGAGTCTCGATGGCATCTTCAAACGACCTTCTAAGCCCCTTAAAAGCGTCTGATGCGATTGTTGAGCCACTCTTTTGAGCTTCAAACAAGTCATCACCAATAGCCTTAGCCCGGATAAATGCTTGTTCTCCGGTAATAGGATTAGTCGCAAAATCTTTGTACTCGTTAAGAATACGAATTGCTCTTTTATCAATAGCTTTACGCTGTTGGGCAGGAATATTGTTCAACCTTGCCAACTGAGCATTAATTTCGTTAAGGTAATTCTGGTTCCCCATGATTGAAGGAACCTGCTCAAGCGACTTGTAATTACGCAACGCAGAGTTATAGGCTGTCTGCATCGTTTCATTAGTCAACTTAGCAGACTGAGGAACATTGATTAATGTTTTTGCAATGTTATTAGTCTGTTCCTGATTGGCATCCTCAAGACGAGTAAAGGCACGACGAGCAATCGGCAAGTTACGTTTCATGCCTTCTTTAAGTTCACCACCAATCCCGGTAATCTGCGTAGGATCAAGTACGAAACCCTGCTGTAAAGCCCTTCTAGCGACTTCTTTCTGCTGTTCCGTTAGGCCAGAAGGAACTTGTGGAGCCAAACCTACCTGACGTAAGCCAAACTGAGTGATACCACCTGTGACACCACTTACACCAGCCTTAGATAGCATCTCTGTGCCAGTCGCACTAGGTGTAGTCAAAGAGTAAATAGAGCCACCAGCAGCAGCCTCTGGAACTGTAGTCGGCAACAATGGGTTAAATCCAGCACGAGCAGCCCTAAGACCTAGACCACCCATAAGAGAGCCAAGAACGTCAACACCTGTTGATCCAACGATCTCCTTAGTGCCTTCTGGGGTTAGGCTTCTATAAGTCGGAGACATTACGGAGCGTTCTTCCTGAATCTGCTGCTGATAACGACCTAGCATTTCAGGAGAAACAAGACCTACAGCCTCGCCAATTCTTAAGCCAGTACCTCTTAGGCCTTCAGTAACTTGGCTAACACGCTTACCAGCACCAGTCATTACGCCACCTTCTTGTGGCTGTTGACTCTGCTGAATCTTTGAAATCTCAGCAGCAAGCAAACGTGCGCTAGTGGTATCACCAGCTTTATCGGCACTAATAAGTGCTTGTTCTAAATCTTTGAGAGTGACGCTCATAATTACCTCGTTCTGTACTTCTCAAATGCTTTTTGACCCTCTGGACTCAGATTAGTTCCAGCATCAGTAGTAGCAGCACCACCACGCAATATTTTCAAATCTTCAGGAGTAAATACTTTATCTAAACCACGATCTTTCATGGCCTTCCTAAAAGCCTCAACACCAAATGTGTCAGACTGAATCAATTCAGCACGAACGTCAGCAGCAGCGGCAGCCCGATCAGCCAATCGTTGAGCATAAGTAGCCAATGTTTGTCTACCTTCTCTTGTATTAAACAAGGATGGAATCGCAGACAGGAACGACTTGATTTCAAAGTCAGACGTAGCACCAGACCCTTCAACACGCAAGGTAGGAGCCAATTTAGCCCTAATAGCTTCTGCGGTCTGTCTAGCAGTAGCTAATTGCTCTGCTTTAGTACCCGGCATATAAGCACCGATCTGACCTGCAAAGTCTTGCCAAGCACCACCACGATAAGGCTGCAAAATATCAACAATAGCCTTTACATCAGAGGCTGCTGATTGTGCGTTCATAGCAGCTTCTTCAGCACGAGATTGAGCCTTAGCACGTTCACCAGCTAAAACTTTATCGGTGACATTAACCGTTGTTTGTGAACGACCAGCAATACGCAATTCTTTATCACGCCTTTGCTTTTCTGCAAGAAATCCACGTAACTCATCACCACTTGCTAACTCCATTGGCTTTGGAGTTCCATCAGCATTTTTGAACATTGAACCAAACAATGATCTATTTTCATTGGTGAAATCAACTTGCTTTGAAGAAAATTGATTAGCATCGTTCAAAACACCGTCAATACGGTCAGATAGCTTCTCCATTGAAAGAGTGCCACCTTTTGCCGTATTTTGAATTGCCTTAATTCGTCCCTTAAATTGATCCGGAACCGAATTGATAACAGAACTAAAATCAAAGTTTGCTACAGAAACCCTATTTATTTGGTTATCAATTTCCTTGATTTGATTCTGTAAATTTGTAATTTGAGCGTTATTTGCCGCCCTAAAATCTATGGCTGTTTTACCTACAAGTCTTGGGTCTTTTGCTATACGTTGATTAGTTGCACTTAACGTATTAATTTCATCCATTAAGCTCTGTTTTTGATTCTGCAAATCAAAGGTTGGGCTTTCTTGGACAGTAACTGGTGGCAATTCTGCTTTTACTGGTACAGCAGCCGCTTCTGGTGTAGTTGAAACAGCACCAGAAACCGCAGTAGCAGGTTCCGCAATAGTCGCTGTTACAGCCGGAGGAGGAGTTACAGTCTCAGCAGTTGTAGTAGTTACAGGACGGGCAGTTGTTACTGGTGCAGTTCCAGCTACCGCCTGTTGCAATGGAGCCATCTCAGCAAAATATTTGATAGCTTCAGCAGGATTAGCCCGAATGTAAGCCACCATCATCGGGTCGTTAGCTACTCTTGGGTCTTGCAGCAATTGGTTAATCGCTTGCATCTGAGACTGAGACTGTTGCAATTTCTGCACGTTAGCTAACTGGTTAATACCAGATTCATACGTCTGAGCAGCACCACCATAGCCAGCACCTAGAGCAGATAAGACGTTCTGTAGCGCAGATCGACGATAACCTTGTGGACTCATACCCTGAGCCAATGCGCCAGCAAATCCTAGTAATCCACCTAGATTTGCACGTTTTTGTAGAGCAGCCTGATCCTTTGGGTTAAGTAAACCCTGATACATGGTAGGCGCACCACCAAAGACGTTAGGGAGATAATCTTCAATAGCCATACGTCACCTTAGATCAGACTGATTCTTGGGCTACCCAATGCATACTGTGTAGGCTGTTCCATCTGGAATTCTTGACCACGCATCAATCCCGGAGGAGGAGCCATCTCAGGAGGAGGAGGAGGAGTTACTGCACTTTGCAAAGCACCTAGTCCGACTTGAGTAGTCAAAGGATTTTGTCTAGCAAATGTGTTAATACCGCCAAATGCGTCCTTAGCACCAGATAGCAGACTTGCACCTAATCCTTGGTTCAATGTCTGACCAGCAGCAGTTTGTGTAGCACCGTAGGCCATTGCTGGCTGTGTAGCGATATTCGCAGTCTGAGCAGCATTAGCAAGAGCAGTAGTATTTTTAATGCCACCTATCGCAGCACCACCAAAGCCACCTAGCGCACCACCCATTAGCGCACCCTGTAATGGATTACGACGATTAGTGATAGCACCTACGCCAGCACCAATCATTCCCATAGTTACCGGATCACCCATTATTTGCCTCCAGACGGTGTAGATGTTGACTCAGAACGAGTCTCCAACGGCGCACCATAAACAACTTGGGCAGCACGTTGCAATCTTTGTAATGGTAGGTCTTGAGCAGCCAATCGACCTTGGATAGCCTGTTGCTCGTAGCCTTCTCTAGCCTGACCAACCTGTAACAGTCGCTGTAGATCAGCGTAATCAGCCGCAGACATCTGTGGAGCAGCCTGAGCAGCCGCTACCTGTCTAGCCCTCTCAGCCTCAGCCGAGGAATACGCTAGTTGACCACCCTGTTCCGCTAAGGCACGAGCAAAGATGTCTTGTGCGCGACCAGTTTGCTGACCCATTGCAGCCGAGCCATAACGACCAGCCGAGGAAGCCTGAGACTGTAGTTCTTGGATATTCTGGGTATAACGCTCACCAGCTAGACGATTTGCTTGCTCTAAAGCACCGCCTAGAAACGGATTAACACCACGACCTTCAATCGTAGCTAGTTGTTCAGCCTGAGCAGCACGGAGTAACGGAGAACCGCCTACAGCCCGTTGTTGAGCCATCTGTAGGGCTTGCTGAGTAGCCTCTGACGGAGCTACAGCCAAGGTCTCAGGAGCCGCTGGCATCCCTTGATAAAGCCTCTGAGCCTCACCTAACGTATAAGTGATAAAAGGCTTAAATTCAGGACTTATCTCTGTTCTTGATGTTTGCGTTTGACCGCCGCCACCACCACCCATATTAGACCTCGCTTATCCACTTTCTAGGCCTGAAACCGTAAGACTTAGCTCTACGATCCCATCCCGGTCTATGGCTTGAGAATGTTAGGTATTTGTTACCGTTTTCCCTTGCCATATTTTTGATGAATTGTAAACCTTTTTGCACCATCTGATAATCATTTTCTAACGTCCAAGCGCACCAGATATGGAGTTCTTCCCCCAATGGTTGCAATATAAAGAACGCTTTGAAATGGTTATCCTCTAGTCCAACCCATAAGCCAGATTTCTGATTCCAGCAGTCCGTGTATACATCCTCCACGATCCAACTTTCAGAACTGACACTCTTAATTTTGTCTAACCCCGGCTTGACGCTCATCCACCACTTTCTGAGTTGGTCAGGCTCGATATATTTCCATTCTGTCATCCGACGATTATGTATCCGTAAGTTTTGTCAGCCGTACTATTAGCCCAATGACTAATGGTTGCCTGACCTTGTTGTTGAGTGGAAACGTATAAATTCGTTGTAGCTGATGGTGCAAGGTAAGACAAAGTAATGATAGTCGATGGCGTTGCTGGTCTAGTCGGACTTGTATCAGTCGGGTACTGTTCCAAAGAAACCCCAGTATCACTAACCCGCCACATTACCTCAACATAGTCATTAGCGTTCATTTCCAGAACGTAATTCATCGCAGCAATCAGGTGACTAGGATCGCCTGTACTCTTTCTAGCTGGCAAATAAAACTTACTATTAGAAGCAGCGACATTAGTCCCATTCTTACGGAACCAAATATCTACGTCCTGACCATCGTTTGACGTATTCTTAAATTGGAAAGAAAACTGGATGTTGTAAATCCCATAATTCCTGACGTTTAGCCTAGAACTATCGGAAACGTAAACTCCATTGGAATAATCTGTCGTATTAAACGTAACTGCATAGGCCGTTGTAGTGTTAGCCGCAGTCTGGTCTGTAGAGTCCTGAAACGCCCCATAGGGAGCCGAATCAGCCTCAGCAGCCGCAGATACTGGAACGAAGAAAATCAGGCTCTCAAAGCCTATACGCTCATCAAATAGGGTAGTTGTAGCCACATTGCCAGTCGCTAGGGTAATTAGACCTGTGTTGTTGGTCTTTCCGTCCATAACACCACGAACGACCTCAGCAACAGCCCTCTGATCCCCTCCAAATGGCGGTAATGTACGAAATTGCCTCATCGATTACCCTGCTTAACTACGTCTACGTCAAGACCTACAGCAGTTTCCCAGTTTGAACCCGTAGGAGTCAGTCTTAGACGATGATATTCACCGTTAGAACGGATGGAAACACGGTTTTCAGCATCAGCAGGTACGTCAGAGCCGAATTCCACCACCTCATTAAGCAAATCCCGGCTAGAGATCGCCACAGAGCCACTTCCACCGTCAACAGTTGGCCTTACTAACGTCACCGTAGACCGTCCAATGGCTACATCGCCCGTCGTTATGTTCGCAGTCTTTGGCTGACCAGAGAAAGCAATGATCTTAGCCCCAGAAACACCTGCAAAAAGTAGCTGACCACCAGCAAATACTCGTGAATCAAGAGGAATCTCTAGCGCATCAATACTCGCATTGTAGTTATCTACCTGCTCTAACGTCGCTGATGGCGTTAGCACAAAGGAAACTGCGTTAGCTGTAGTGTCTGTGTATGACCAACGGTCTAAGTTAATCGAGTAAATCAACAGATTTTTACCGCCGAAAGAGTTATTGAATTTCCAGATAACTAACTTTCTGATAGGGTCAACTGTGGCTGACATTCCTGTGGATATTTCACCCGGAATTACGTGGTCAAAAAACCACCTATTGACCTTCTCAGCACCGATAGCCTTTACTGATTGACCGTCACAGGAATAAAACCCATCATCAGCTAGGAAATACGTTATCCCGCCGTATTGAGCAATTGATCCGTCTGAAATACAGCCCAAAGACCTAGAGATGGCATCGAATTGAAAAAAGAAAGGGCTACCCGTGTAACTCATACGGTAAACCGCCCTCTCAAGGAATACTAGACCGTATTCCCCACCAGCAAGACCTGTTATATCCCCACCGTCAGGAATGATCTGAAAATCAGACTGAGAAGCTGCACCCGGAGTCCAGTCCGTCTCATCGTTAATATCCGACCAATAGACCTTATTCGCATCTGTTCCATCGTTAGCGGCAACAACGAAATCACGAACAACGGTGACATATTTAGCCGTAGGAGCAGCAGCAGCTAAGTTAGCAAAATAAGTCGATACGCCAATCTCAAAGGCTTGCAACTTATCCTGACCGTTAGCCAGAATCATCTTTGCCCCATACTGCGTTACATCCCAACTCTCAACCGTTGAATAACCTGTTGTCGTTGC